GAAGTACTAAGAACAAGTATGGGTTACCTCTCATACTTATTTATTCCGGAAAACCCGAGCAAGGTGCATGGGCTTGACTGTTAATCAATGGTTAGGTCGGTTCGATTCCGACATCCGGAGCCAAGAACAATACTCATTACAACGGAGGTTAAATATGGGTGATTTTAAATATAGAAATATTGACAAGGTAAAAGTAGAACAACTAGGAATGCCATTAGGTACTGCTAGAAATAGATTAGTTAAACAAATCATGTTTGATTTAGTCAAGAAAACCGATAATAATTTATGTCATCATTGTGGTCTGGAGATTACAGATATAAAAGATTTATCTATTGAACACAAGCAATCATGGCTACATTCAGATGACCCTGTTGGCTTATACTTTGATTTAAACAATATAGCTTTTAGTCATACGTCCTGCAATTATTCTGCAGGATCTTTGAATAGACAAAACAAATAAAGGATTCTGAGCAGCATTGGCGACTGCAGCAGACTGTAAATCTGTGGCCTTATGGCAACTAGGTTCGACTCCTAGAGGATCCACCAAAACAAACTGTGTGTGAGAAAGTCTGGTTAATCTACCTGCCTTGGAAGCAGGAAATCGGTGGTTCAAATCCATCCACACAGACCAATACGCGGCGTTCGTTCAGTGACAGGACTGTGGATTCCAAATCCGCTAACGGAGGTTTGATTCCTTCACGCTGTGCCAGTAAGTAATATGCAGTAGATAGTGTAATAGCAGCACACCTGTCTGTGAAACAGGTAGACAGGGAGCGTAACCCGTCTTTCTGCCCAATAACGGAGACGTGTCAGAGTGGTTTAATGTATCTGGCTTGAACCCAGATGAGTCCTAACAGGCTCCGTGAGTTCGAATCTCACCGTCTCCTCCACTAACAACGAGTCATTAGCTCAGTGAATAGAGCATCGGTCTTCTACACCGTTGGTCAGTGGTTTGAATCCACTATGACTCACCAAGGACACAAGTATGGATGATATCATTGAAGACTACGAATTAAATTTACCCTATGACCCATTGTATGAGTCATCATGGGATACATTCAATCAGGAGAATTAATATATGGGTAAAGGCTCAGGACGCCGTAACGAAGATGCTGAGAAAGTACGCAGTAATTGGGATGCCATTTGGAGTCCAAAGAAACCTGCAGAAACGCTAGCTGAACATGTATTCAATGACAAGGTTAAAGAATACGCACATGCGGTTGACACTGCATTAATAAAAGGAAACAACAATGACGACAAAAAATAAGGATACCTTAGTATCCGCACTTCGATGCTTGTTCGCTGATAACTTTGTAGTGTATTATAAGGCTCATGGCTTTCACTTCAATGTAGAAGGTCCAACATTTGCCCAAGACCATGCTCTATTAGGTGAAGTATACGACTTCCTATACGAGTACCACGATATGTTTGGTGAACAGCTACGTCAGTTAGATAAGCCAGCTCCTTCATCTTTGAAAGCTATCCTTGGTATTTCAGAAGTAACAGAAGCAGCCTCTGCAACAATGTCTAGCAGCAGCATGATTGAAAATTTACTAGAAGACTTTGAATTATTAACCCGCAATGGTCAATGGCTATACGAAGCTTCTGGTGAATGCTGTTATGGTGGTTTAGAAACTCTTGTAGGTGATTACCTAAAAGACCTTTCCAAGCTACGTTGGAAACTAAAAGCAACTGTAGGAAAGAGTTTTAAATGAGTACCCCTTACACCAACTATAATATCTTCGCTTTGAGTGGCGACCCTACTACATCTGATATGGATGTATGTAGCAAATTAGGTTTAGACCCTACCTTAGCAGGTACTCCGCAGATTAACGATGCAGCAATTAAAAAGATGCATGAACAGAACTACAAAGGCTACATTGAACGTGGCCTACCTGAAGACGTAGCTCAAAAGCAAGCTGATAAAGCTGCCAATGATGCTCGTAAACAAGTACAACAACTAATGGCTAAACGCCATAAATAAAAAAAATAACCCCTATTAGGAATAATCCTAGTAGGGGTTTTTTATTTGTTTAATGGTTCATTTGGTAGATACCATGCTTACGCACGTTATTGTTAGCCATAAAATCGTCAAAGCCAATTTGAACTTGATGAGGGAAATCTTTTGCCCATGCATCAAACTTATTATCAGCTCCACCAACAGACAAATGAGACTCAGCGATCTTAAATAGCTTTTCAAACTGATCACCTTTAACGGCAATCATTGGGGAATCGTATCTCCAACCGTGTTTCTTAGCTTCATTCAAAGTCTCTTGAATCTTCGCTACGTAGTTCTCCCAAGGCTTTGTATCGCCGGGTTTACAGTAACTCTTAATGTAATGTTGTTTGTAGCTTTCACCTGTGATCTTCTTCTGTAGCTCATCAAAGAGAGCGCCAAGAGAAGGGAAGTCACCTTCTGCACCAATGCCAATATAATTATCTAATTTTGTTTTAGCTAACATATCTGAGCGAGCTTGCTTATAAGCGTCTTGTAGGCGATTAGCAAACTTCTTGATCTCAGGTACAGCTTGCGGGATAGCTATATTGTTATAAGCATTACGGTAAAGATGCATACTATCCATTGAAGTAATCAATGAGTCGTGAACAGTCGCTACAGGTAATGGGATACTTCTACCTGAGTTAACAGCCAGCATCATAAGCTTTAGTAAGTCACCGTCAGTCGATTGAATAGGCATAACGCCTAGCAAACGAGACAATGCTGAACCTAAAGGATTCTCAAATGTATCAAACTCTCCGGTTCGTTTATTAAAGAAGTATTGAGTTGGTTTAGCTGCACTAGCATTCAATCGGCGTTTAGCTTCAGGTGATTCAACAACACCCTCTGGTGTCATGTAGGGGGTAGTTACTGCACCCCTCTTCTTCATCTGAACTAAATTACCTTCTTGATCTTCTGCTTGCCACATGAAGTCTTTAACTACATCTGGTGTGAAGCCCACATCAACTGAACCAAAGATCCAGCTATCTTGAGCTGTACCTGTGATAACGGGTACTGTATCCATAATAGCAAACATACGACCTAGTCGTTTTAACATGCTTACAAATGTAGGATCAACTACCTTTCTCAAAGTACTTTCTAGTGCTTTAGACAAGTCGTTTACAGCAGCGTAAATGTCTGTGTATTCGTTATCAACACCAACTAACTCTTGGCTAGCAATATTACCGTAGGTATCATCATCAAAGAAGTCGATCAAGTGATCACCAAACATTGAAGCGTCTTTACCATATGCGTATTGCATTAGAGCAGCTTTAAACATATCAGAAGCCAAATCATCTGGGTTCGCTTCCATTGCTTTAGCAAAGAAGTTTTTCCAAGCAATAAGCTTATCAGGACTATCTTTCAAGAGACCTTCTAATTGCTGAGTGATGTCATTCAAAGCGTATCCGCGCATGTCTTCTAAGTTTGGAGTTGCTGAACCTAAACGATTAGCAATCTTAGACGAACCAGAATAAATAGCTTGTAAGAAAATACCGTTCTGATTACCGTCATCATAATTCAATGCGGTTAATCTGTGATGTGAATTCTTTGCAGCAGGGTCACCAGCTTTCTTTTGAAGCTGATACATATCATTCCATAAGTTCTGGAACCCTTGTGCTTCACCTCGTGGCATCTTTGCTAATAGGTTTTCAATGTTAGAAAAGTCTTTACCAGACTGACCATCATCCATCAACCAATCATTGTACTCACGACCTAAAGAAGCTAAGTGATTACCAATTTCAGGTGTGTATTTATTAATGATATCAACTTCGCCAAACTTAGTAATAGATGGGTTGTGTACTGAGCTGTCACCAGAGAAAGAGTAATAGTTAATTACTGCACACTCCATAAGACCAAGCATAGCTCGATCAGAAGGTGTCATCTCAAGTAAAGCCTTTTGACGAGCCACACCTTTTGCTTTGAAGATAGGAGTTGCACGTTGTTGTAGGTTACGAATAGTATCCGCAGAACCTTCACCAAACAAAGCAAACGGTTGAACCATTGCTTGCAATCCGAAGTTAAGCATCTCACGTACGCCGCCCTTAGAGGCTAAGATATCAGTGCCTAGGCTGTTACGGAAGAATCGTTGGTTAGTTAACGAATGAATATATCCTGTATACAACATACCTTGCATACTCTTAGCGTTCCCTAGATCGTACTCTAGCATATGAAGCTTCTGATCAATCTCTTCACGAGCATGCTTGCGTTTAGCTGCAGCTAAATTAGACTTGTCAGTATCAGTACCTTTATAATCCCGTGGAGGCTGCACTCTATCCATCAGCTTTTTGTAAGATGAATGATCTACCTTATGACGTTTAGCAAACTTACTAGTTGAGTAGTAACCAGTTTCGTCATCCACCATTTTAGCTTGAATATCTTTAAGCTGTTTAGTAGTAGAAATTACTGCAGTAGGTTCAAAGAACTCTGCAATAGAACCAAACATATCCTTAACAACCTCTGCTACAGTCTCAGTTGAACCGGGAACAGACATAGAGTTACGACTCTTCTGAGAACCGGGTCTAATAAAAGTTCCACCAGCAATACGAGGTACCTTGGCAGGAGGGGATCTGCCCATGTCACCAGCCAAAGCTTCAGTTAAGTACTTCAAGTCACGAGCATCAGACTTAAGACGATCATTTGAGGCATAAGCCCAACGACCGTTCTTATCCTTAATTGCTTTGTGTTCACCACGATAGATAGCTGATTTAACTTTAGCTTCTGCAAGTGATCTAACACTCTCAGGAGACATCTTATAACCCGTCTTATCTAACGAGTTACTAAAGTAGTGTAACACAGAGTTGATTAAGTCTTCTTCACGAGCTGTTTCACCATCAAAACGAGGATCACTACTAGATGTTCTTACGTCTTTGTTGTTGTAAGACATTGTTTGACCAGCAGATAATGCGTGTGCCACACCTAACAAAGTAGATAACGGCGCAGCATATTCCATTGGGATGCCTTCATCATGGAGTACCTTAAGACCTACTGGAACACCTTCAAAGCCAGGTGCCATGCTTGAGATACCTCGGGTGCTGCCTACATTGAACAATGCGTCTTCTGTAACTACAGACACATTATTCAAGGCATCTGCAGCATTGTTCGCCCATGATTTAATTTGGCTATCATCAAATGTTGGTGTAACCTTGTTTTGTGCTTCTAAAACTTTCTTAGAGAACTGGTATGGATCATCTGTATTAGTAAAAGCTTCTGTAAAATCAGGAACAGCTCTCAAGTCTTCTTGTTGCTGTTGACCGTATTGATCCATTGTAATAGGCTTAGTAGCGTATTGACCAGTAGCTTCATCAAACACAGGCATGCCATCTGGACCCAAGACAGGTTCAGAACGAGGACGCGCAGCAAGTGATGATTGTGAAGCCTGAGCTAAGTCTTCAACAGGAGACTCAGCAGTAATTGTTGGAGCTTCAATCGCACCAGTAATACCCGTTGAAGGTAGTGGAGGTACATCTACTCTTTGAGGGGAATAGAGACCAACACCTTCAGGTACGGCTTGTGCGGCAGGAACAACAGGAGGTGGAGTTCCACCGAACTTGTCGCTCGATTGTTGGAGGAGAGCATCTAGTGATTGTGCCGCTCGGGGCACACCACTAAAGCCTCTACCAGTACTATTTGTATTAGTAGTGATTGCCATTATTACCTTTCTTGTTTAAAAGCAGAAGCAATAGTGCTTGCTGCAATTGGGAAGCTACCGACAAGCGGTGCTGATCTTACTAATTGTTTAACACCTTTTTCAGTGTTACCTGTTGCAATGTTAGCTATACCTGAGCCAGCTCGGTCAGCCCAAGCAATAGAAGGCGCTACGTTTGTTACTTTGTCCCATGCCCAACCACCGGGACTGTCCTTAAAGGCAGGTCCATTGACTGGGATTACTGGTGAAATGGTATTCAAGACTGTTTCATATCTACCTAATAAGCCAGAACTATTTAAAGCCCGTTGAGTCTTCTTGAGTTTAGATTTAACATAAGGGCTATCGTCACCATAAGACACTTGATCTTTAAGCATGTTGAGTAAGAAGCCAGCTAAGATAGTCATACCCATTGCTGAGAACGCTTGGTACCTCATGCTCGCTCCACCATTAACAATGTAATCGCGATACAATCTTGGTAACAAGACTGCATGAGCTGTTGCCATGAACTTACCCATTACGGTTAACACCTTCAAGCGAGGGTCGTTAAAGTATACAGGAGTGTTATGGAATTGAGGGTTAACAGCGCGTGAATCAACAAAGTTACCTAATGCTGTGAACAGCTGATCTTGGAACTTACCTGTTTCTTCTGACTCTAATCTAGTATCACTAAACAAATTCTCACCCGGGAAACTATCCAAGATAGTCAAGGCGTTATAAACATCTAGACCGTACTTTTGAAGCTCCATCAAGCCATAAGCTTGTTCTTTACTTAAACCTCTACCTGAACTAAACGCAGAAATACGTTTCTCAGGTGGTACAGTAGATAACACTGCTAGGTGGTTTGATAAGATATCCGCACCAACAGAAAGAATAGCCATACGGTTAGCATCTGTCTGAGCACGAAGAGCAATAGCTGAAGCGTATACTTCCATTACTTTACGAAGAACAGTAGTGCTAGAGTATTCAAACTTAGCTGCAGCATCAAAGCCAACTTCACTAAAACCTAATCTATGGAACAAGCCACGGTTAGTTAATCGTTTGGTTAACGCTTCAACTTCATCAGCTATCTCGAAGAACTCTTTATCAGAGATATCCTGTCGCTCTAACTCTTTGTTCATGGCATTCAGTTTGTTTTGAAGCTTAACATCAGGAATCATACGCATACGACTGATACCTAACATTGAAGCACTAAAGGCGCTGAATCTATTCAAGTCTGAACCAATCTCTGCTTTGAATTCTTTAAAGTAATTCCCTAATTGCTCAGGGACTTTAGCAGCAGGAGTACCAGCAGTGGCTAGTGTTGCTTCTGTCTGAGAAGAAATAGCTGCCTTAGATAAAGAAGAAAGCATGAGTGCAGTGTTTAACCAAGTAGCTGCAGTGTCTAATTTGGGATAGTTATCTCTGAACTCAGTACCATAAGTACCGTTCATTAAGTCATACCACCGTTTAGCTTCTGTTGCAGTGTCCTTGAATGCCTCTTGAGCGTGATCAGAACCAACGGTTCCAAACTCACCTGACTTATAAGCCATGTCTAAAAGCCTAGCTAACACTTCACCATTCTCACCCACAAAGGTTTTAAGAGCAAGCTTACGAGCTAGACTTTCTTTCATGTGATTAATAGAGTCTAGAATACTAGGCTCAAACACATGAGACAAGTTAGGGTTACTAAACAAGTTAAACTTATTTAAATAATCTTTAGCGTTAGAAGCCTTCTGTTTGTTAGTTGATAGCAGGTTATTAACTGCTTTTGTAACTTCATCACGATCAGCCATGACCTCACCAGTGCTTGGATCAACAGAGCTATTCATAACCTCATCGATAATCTGATCTCTGTTAGCCACAATCTTCATTGGGTCAACTTTGTATTGATTAAACAAAGCATTCTCATCGGCTAAGTGACCAACTGGGATACCAGCTGCACGCATCTCTTTAACAATCAATGCATGAGTTTTATCCATCTCATCTTTCCAAAGCTGTAGCTCTGGGTTAATATCTTTAGGTAACTTCTGACCTTGTGACCAGTAGTTTTGCCAAGCAGATTTTACTAAGTGATCAACGTCTGAAGTAGCAATATTCATCTTAGCTGCGAGCGCGTCTTTAGAGTCAGTAGCCCATTTACCTAGAGTACGTTGTTCAAAGCCCTGTGCATGGTCGCCCGGTAAAATACCATAGCCACCCATAATTGCCTTGACATACGCCAAGTTACGTTTAAAGGTACCATCTTCGTTAACAATAGAAGCTACTGTTGTATGACCTAGTTGTCTTAGCGTACGACCTGGATCTGAAATAATTTCTTTCATTCCATTGAAGAAGCCCTTATGGGTAGGTATAGTATTCATATCTAGCTTAGTATCGTAGCGGCTGTCATTAACAACAGCACGAGACACATCTTGAATAGTATCAAAACCACCACCTTGTTGCTTCATCCGCTGATTATCAGCTTGAAACATTTGAGCTTCACCCAAGGATTTCTCATAAAGCTTCTTGTCATCATACAATGAATGCCACTGAGCAAAGTCCATGAATTGACCGGGCACATGCATGGTGTGACCCATTACAGCACCACCAACTACAGCATCAATCAACTGATCTTTAAAACCTCTTTGGTATTCAAAGTTACGGTTCCATTCACCAGACTGACCTGCCATTTGTAAGTATTGTTGGAGACCTTCAGTACCACCTTCAACAGCCATCTTACCTACACCTGCACCAGTGTTACGTAAGAACGCTTCAGGAGAAAATGCTTGCTGTTTAGCAAACTCTTTACCTGTACCTACAAAAGAAAGAATCTCTGCCTTAGTAGCGTTATCAATAATAGCCACGGCTTCTGCGCGAGTTGCAGCACGAGTAATGTTATTCACATCGGGCTTCATTAACGCAGTAATAGCAGCTTCCTTACCTTCACGAGTAAGGATATTCTTACCACCTAATAAAGTACCCATACCAATACGGTCAGCAGCACCAGAGCCTAAGCCTGTAAAGATAGCTAATGAAGCGTTCTTTTTGTCGTCAGGTTGGTCAGCATAGTATTGACCCGCATATAAAGCAGATGCAGGTAATGTAGAAATAGCACCAGCCAATAAGCCAGCACCACCTGTTGCAATAGTAGCTGCTACTGTAACAGCCATTTGTGGTAGTGTACCTGCAAACAAGTTACCAACATAAGTAGCTGTATCGCTAGCCGTAGTTAAAGCACCTTGATGTGTACGAATATCACGGTAAGACGATAACGTAGTAGGTAAGGCGGCTTGATCTAACTTAATGCGTTCAACACCAAGAGCAGCACGTTTGGTTAGCCAATCCCACTGCATAGCTTCACCAGCCATTTGATCAATACCACCAAGACCTTTCAGAACTTCTAGTCCTGCGTTCTTTAAGGCAGTAGTCTTTTGGTTGTACGCTTCGTTCATAATAGTACGATCGTCTGCACGAGACCATACACCACCCACAATATCAGGTGTCATACCAGCAACCATTAAAGATTGTCGGGCATCATTTAATTCTTTTTCCTTCTGGGGTCTAACATCAAAAGGGTATTTACCTTCTGCTAAATCTTTTTCAAGTAAAGCAATTTCTTTTTCAATACGAGCCTGTGCGCCTACTCCAACGCTGCTTTTAAACTGAGCATACTCAGCTTCACTACCTACGTTAATCTTAGGAATGTATTGAGGAGTTCTTTGTTGACGTAGCAACTGCTCTTCTACCTTACGAGCATCTTGTACCTTAGCGAGTACAGGGTCTTGCTTAGACTCTTCAGGATACATTGAAGAGAAAGCATTAATAGCTCTACGAGACGACATTACTTCGGGTGAGGAAAAAGGAGTTGGCTCAGACAAGCCAGTCTTAGTAGCAAAGTCCCCATACACTTCTTGTGTACGAGGGTTTACTAAATCACCAATCTGTCGGGTAGGATAACTTGGATCCTTACCCGCAGGACGTACATCAGAAAAGCCAGCAATCTCCGCTGCTTTAGGCCCAAATTCTGAGATACCTTGGTATGCACCCGGAACAAATATACCCTTACGGATATGACCTACTTCAGGTGCGTTCATCCCACGGATACGCATGTTGTTCATTGTATCAGGGTCTGACCAACGAGGCGTTGTAGGATTCTTACCGTTAGTTGTTACGGCTGACTTAGGGGATAATTCTTCCCGTTCTTTATCTATTTCTGCAATAGATGATTCAATAAGTGGATGCATTAATCCCCTCCATCAGTTATTCAATTGGAACAATACGTTTTAATTTCTTATTCATAGGTGTTTCAGCCTTAGGATCTGACATGTAAATGCCAAACTCCATCATAGGTGAATACCCTTTTGTAGATAGATTAGAAATTTCTTGTTGTTGTTTAAGTGAAAGCTTTTCCCATGACTTTTTAACAGAGTTAAAAGCATCACTGTCTGAGCGTTGCCCACCACTAATTGTCTTCAGTGCATTACCAAAGTCCATAGCAGCTTTAGAGCTTGGTAGCTCAAACTTACCATCCTCTTTTGAAGCATTAAACTTGTTACGATCAGTTGGATGTAACGTTAATACTTTCTCAGTACGGTAAGCACGATCAAATGAGTCTTTAGTAATCTCTGCATTATCTCTTTGTAGTTTCTGGATAACACCAGTACTAGCCTCAGAGAATTGAGCAGGGCTTAATCGACCAGGTCCAACAGTATCCATAGCAGCAAGAGTTACTACGTGAGCAATCTCACCAGTGTTAACTTTGTCTGCAGCAGTAAGCTTGTTAGTTGCCTTATCCTTAGCATGAGGTTGTACCTCTGGTAAGATAGCCTTGATGTTCTTAACAGTCTTCTCATACTGTTGATCATACACATCTTTGCTCCACATACTATTAGCTTCAAATACGTCACCATTAGTAGTTCTAATATGACCAGAAGTTCTGTCACGATGGCCAACAATAGGTCGTCCTTCTTTATCAAAGAACGTTTCCCACTTAGGTAAGAAAGCAGAAGCATTAGGGTCACGATGAATGTGGTTAACAGCTAATAGTTCAGAGGCTCTACGGAAGTTTGCCCGTTGTTCAGCAATCTGTTCTTCTTGCGTTCCATCTTTCAGCTTTGCATGTGCTATCTTAACAGCCTCTGCACGAACGCTTGGTGGTACATCTCCTTTAGCAAATGTTAAGAATTGATCTTGATCTTTCTCTAACTCAGCTTGTGCTTGTTTCTTACCAGCAGCAAGGTCTTTCAAGTCTAAACGTTTAATCTCACGTTCATAGCGGCGGTCTTCTGCTGCAATGGTACGTTTCTCTGAGCGAATATCTCTGGCTTCTTGTTGCTTAAACGCTTCTTGTTGAGCATTACGTTTGTCAGCGTGAGCTAACACATCACGACCTGCATATCTTAAGGCTTGAGTTGGATTATACCCAAGAGCCATACTACCACCTGCTGTTAAAGCAAATCGTACTAAGTCTTTACGGTTAAAAATACCAGAGTCTCCATATGCGTCTTCAATAATTTTAGTAACAAGTGATTTATCATTCTTTGCAAGTGCTGCGTCAATCTTATTGTTAAACGCTTTATCTGCAGCTAATTGCCTTGCTAACTCAGCGTTGTCTTCATCAGATTTTAACGCTTCAGGTGTAATACTACGAGTAGGAGCGCCGCCTTTAGCCCACTGTTTAACATCTGCATTGTATTGATCATCCACAGGGAATGGTACTGATACAGCTTGTTTAACATCAGGGTTGTATTGGTCGTCTTTAAGAGGAATTGCACCTTGTTTAACGTCAGGATTGTATTGGTCATCTTGCATAGCAGGAACAGCAGCTTGTGCTACTGGGGTTGCAGGTTTAGCAGATAACTCAGTAACAGATACAGGAGGTGGTTGACCTTGTTTATACAAGTCATCAGCAGCACCTACTGGCACTTTCAAACCAATACGATCTGCAAAGGGTGACTGACCGTTAGCTTCACGGGTATCACGATACAATGCAGCCTTGTTAACAATCTCAGGTGTCATATTTCCAGCAGCCACTGTAGCAACTTCATCACGACTTAATGTAGGCACAACACTAGGGTATTGACCCTTGTTATCGTCTAAAGTATATTCAGTAGCAGGTACCTCAGCAGAACCAACGTTACCCATGTAACCATTACCCTTAGGCATTGGGAGTGAATAATCAATAGGTGCTACAGTAGGGTCATCGTTTTGATATCTAAACCCATAAGGTGCAATACCTTGGGTTACATTCTCAATACCGTCATCATAGTACTGCACATTAGTAGTACCATTAGACATACTAGCAGCGCTATCTGTGTGGTAATAGTTAGTTGTGTTAGGTACAGCTGTAGTACCATCTGCATAACCCTTTGGATTACGCTTAGGCATTACTTTAGGAATAATAGGTAACATGTTCTCTTGTTGAACTACACCTGTAGTGCCTTTAGCATACTTACGACCTTCTTGAACCATTTGTTTAATCAATGGTTTATTTTTAGGGTCTTGAGCAGCAGCACGAGGGATAACGGCTTCACCGGGAGTAAGCATAGCAGGGACAGTATCAGTACCCTTAGGTAGCATACGTTGACCCTGACCAAATACTTCAGTACCAGCTAAAGGGTTCTGTGAAGGTAAGCCAATCTTTTGACGATTGATACGCTTAGACTTTCCTAATGGACCACCTAATTCGTTAACCTTTAAACCGTGTAGTTCTTCTTTATGACCAATACCTTGGTTAGCTTTAGCAGCAGTTTCTTGGAGTTTGATCTCATGTAATTGTTGTTTGCGGCTCTCTTCGGACTCCATCTTAGCGGATTCACGAGCCTCTTTAGCGTGGTGTTTAGCCCACTCTCTTTGTTGTTTGCCTGATAATGGCCCCATATGTTTCTCCTTAAGCAAGTACTATAGCTGTGTATGCTGCAGCTTGTTGTGCCGCCGCCGCCTGAGCAGCTTGTTGTAATAACAATGCTTCAATTTGAGCGGCAGTTAGCCCTGCCGTTTGTATTGCTAATCCCGAAGCCTCCGTAGCTTCAGCAAGCGCAACTGCGTCTGAGGTAGCTTTAGCGGCTGTGATAGCGTCTGTGGTACCCTTAGCGGCTGTAACGGTATCTGTAGCTGCTTTAGCTGACCCTGCAATTTCAGCACCTTCAGCAGCAGCAGTGGTAGTAGCAGGTTCTACAGGTGCAGATAGCGGTGCCGTAGGTGTAGTAGGTGTAGTAGGTGCCGTAGGTGCAGACGCTGGCGCAGTAGGCTCAGCTAGTGGACCTAAAGGTTTTGCTTGTAAAGCCTCTGTGCCTGTAGCTGGCCCTTGCACAGGTGATGCTACGGGTGTGGCTGGACCTGCTGTAGGGATAGGAACTGCTTCATCAACAGGCACTGCAGAGGGGTTTGGAGGTGGAGTAGGTTTACCAAACAAAGCTTTATTTGCTTCAGACAAACCCTTTTCAATAGCCTTGTTTTGAACGGCTGTAGTCACTGGTCCTGCTGCTGGCCCATTCATGTTTGCGGGTGCCTGTGTTTGGGGTACTGGAGGCAAAGTATTTGACGTTTTAGGTACTTGTTCTCCTTGCATCCATGCCCAAGGGTCTTGGTAATCAGCCATGATTAGAGTCCTTTACCGTTCGTTACAGCAGATTGTTTAGCAGGAGTACCATAGATAGTAGAAGCATAACGCTGTAGACCTTGCCAATCAGCATCAAGCTGAGACTGGTCAATAGCTCTTTGCTGTGTACCTAAATTAGCTAGGCTAGAGGCACCTGTAGTAGCAACTTGTGAACCTGTAGTTACAGAAGTACCTAGGGCTTGTTCTGCAGCTAGTCTGTTCTGGAACATCTTGTTAGAATAGTCAGCATCTACTTGGGCTAACTTAGCTGTAGTGTCTGCGTTCTGAGCACCTTGCATAACGGCCTGACGAGCAGAACCTAATGTACCTGCCTGACCAAATTGAGTATCCATACCTGCTACTCGTTTCTGAGCGTCTAGTACTACTGCATTCTTTTGAGCTTCTAGTTGAGTTGCGTTAGGTGTATCGGCAAGTGAATTTAATCGTTGTTGCTGCTGTTGAAGAGCAGTTAAACCAGTAGTAGTAGCTTGGTTAACACCTTGAGCGCCTGTAGTGAACGCTTGGTTCTGGAGTTCAGAGGTACCTGCTACGTTGTCTAGATTACCAGCTTCGTATTGACCTTCAGTAGTGGCCATAGCCTTAGATACATAAGGAGCAGCCCATGCAGGGATTGAGTCAACAGTAGTGGCTCCACCACCACCTGTACGGTGTTTTGTTAGTTTACCTTTGATATTGTATTTCATAATTCTTTCCTCATTACTGTATAGACTTCCCTAAATCCGGGAACATACTTAGGAAGGGTCTTAGCCCAACCTTTCCTACCCCATTGTTCAATAGCAACACATCCGCAATCTTTAGCGAAGGCTTCTACAATAGGGAACACTTGTGACTGTAGTTCAAAGTCAATTCCTGCAAAGAGGAAGATATGGAACACTTTTTGTTTTGAATAAGTAAGCACCTCAGTGACACCTGCACCAGTGATAATATCATTATCAAAGATAGCCCATAGCTGAGCTTCATCATTAAGAACTTTTCTTAGGTAGTCTTCTAGCTTTGCTTCACCACAATTCTGATCAATAGCTTTATTTAAAAGAACTGATAAGGTATTCCAGTGAGCTAATATTTCAGCGTGAGATAATATAGTGATCTTCATGGAGTAACTCCTGTAATAATACCTTTATCGACAGTAACAGTTTGACCGTCTGCAATAAAAGTACCTGTATAACCACTCTTATTTTGTAAATCTATTACATAAATAATATCTTCAATAGCCCTCTTAATATGGAATAAATAAGAGTCTAGTTCAGCATCGCCAGTAATTGGTCCATTAAGGTTCATACTTATCTCCTGTCTTTAGCTGCAATATCAATACCAATTAGAGATAATCTCCACGGACCTTCTGCACGGATATCGTAAGATAATAATCTACCTGTTACACGAGGATCAACTTTGTAGCCTTGGCTACGAGCGTCATCTGGTTTAAACACAAATAAGTTACGAGGGTTATCCCAATCGGGAGTGGTGTTAAATGTATTCTCACCTGTAACTCTGATATTAATATCGTTACCTTCAGGTACCATATCAAACACAGGAGTTAAAGAGGTAATATGCATCGAATTAAATAAATCACCAGTGTTTAGCTTTTCTTTTGTTACATATGATTCAAACGGTTTAAATGTATTTGTTGTAGTATCATACATATTGTATTCGCTTGACGTATCCATAATCATTTCATTACCAGTCAACATAATCATAGTATTCTTTTCAGGAATCTCTAAGAATGGTTCTACTCTTAATGAGTTAAACATATATGTAATATTTGGTAAGTCTCTTACGGTCCATACTTTGTTTTTGTAATTATAAATAAGAGCTTCATTACAAGTAATGCTTTCACCTTTAGGGTAGCAAATCCAGATTTCTCTGTTGTAACTATCTTTCTTTACAAATACTTTTGTTTGGTTTGCATAGCTAAGGTTATTAAATAAATATTCTCTTACAAAGTCAGTAGCAATAGAAGTAATATTACCAGAGCCATTATGCGTATAGATATCATTTCTGTCTACAACAAAATGATTACCTTCAAATTCAACAAAGCAATCAGTATTTAAAATACCAAAACTAGTTGAATAAGGCTGTACACGAGTAATACCCGTATTAATAGTCAGCATGTTAATACTGTCTTCTGAATAAATAAACATTGAGCCTCTCAGCTCGCCCATATCTAAGATGGGTGATGTAGTATTTAAATCAAACTCGTCAGCAGTATCAGTTGTTAATCCGGGTTCCCAAATCTGAGGGAATCCACCCGGAGCTGCTTGAGTAGAAATTCTAACAGTAGATGGTGCATAAGTTACAGCACCTGTAGATGTAGTTACAAAGGTTAAGTTAGCGGCAACTAAAGAATAACCTAATGGTTTAATAACCTTAGTTGAGATGGTTACTCCAGAAGTATAATTCCATCCGGGAATATCAGAGAAGGCAAAAGAACTTACATCTGTTGTATAGTTAATATACTTAGGGGTTCTTTGACCGTCATTAATAACTAAAGCATAGCCACCGTTGAACGTGGTAGATTGCCACTGTCGTAGCGAATAAGCGGTATCAGTTACGCCACCACCACTCTCAGCGATCACACCTTGTGAGAGTACTAGTTGAGCTTCTGAATAAGTGTTAATTACGCTGTCAGCTACTATATCTGTAAATTCGGCACAAGCCCATGCAGGTGCTGTAGCACAAGTAGTTGTAGTCTCAATACGAGCTACATCCCACACTAAACCTAGTGTAGTATCTCGCGCAGCTGTAGCATCAACGATAACGCTGTAATCATCTCTAATGAACACATTAAAGTAACCATCAGGGCGTCTCCAAAAGATACCGTAGTTAGGATGATTAACAACGTTAGCGTATAGCTCTTCACCTGTAATAGTACCAACTGACTGGTTCTTAAACCTAACATTACGTACATCAGAGAATACATTCTCAGGGAGAAGTACTTTAGGTGTATCATAAGATACCCCACCTGTACCTAGGTTTAAGATTTGTTTTGTTGGCATATTGTTCCTTTAAATCTTTTCTTTAATAAACATCTTAACCAGTTCACCTACAATATCTGATCTTACAATATCATCTACTGTAAACCTTACAATAGGGATTTCAATACCTGCACGTTCGCACATAGCGCAAAATCTTAGAATATCGTTACCATTATTAATATCTGATTGAGAAGCATCACCCATAAGAATCATTTTGCTATTCTCACCTAAGCGAGTAGTAATAGCTTTTAATTCTTCAATAGTAATATTTTGTACTTCATCAACAAGAATAAGAGAGTTCTCAAATGAACGACCTCTAATAGTTTCGATAGGTTGGTATTGAATGGTATCCTTAGCAAGTAAGTATTCGTATTTGGTTTGTGTTAACTGTTTTTGTAATACCGTAATCATAGGGAGTAGCCAAGGGGCTAATTTCTCTTTGATGTCGCCGGGGAAGAAACCTAATGACCGTCCTGTAGGGACATTACTCCGTGTAAGAATAATATGATCATATGTACCCGACTGAAATAATTGCGCTACCTTTGAGGCTGCACAATAAGTCTTGCCTACACCAGCCGCACCTAAAGTGACTGTGATAGGGAAATACTCAATAGCGTCTAACAATAATCCTTGGTTGTGTGTCTTAGGTTGGATGTGGAAAGAGCGAGGATTTGCCTGAAGCTCTTTTGCCTTGTTACGTTGGTTTCTTTTCAAGATTGTTTCCTATTAGGTACCGATTACGCCGTACGTTTCCAAACGTAAGCAACAATGTATGGTTGTAAATTAGTGTCAGTACCAGAGGTACCTTCTGTACTAATTGACAAATTATGAGTGTGACTACCATCAAAGTTAACTGGGTAGTTAGTTTGAGGTTCACCACCGTTACCACCGTATCCTGAACCTCTTGTGAAGGTACCTGAATACAAGTTTGCACCTGCAGATGTGGGGAACACACCTGTTAGTGAGGTATTAGTAGCAGTACCTGTATGGCTGTGAGATACAAGAGGTGTATTCTTAGAACCACCTGTTTCACCTGCAGTATCAAATAATGGATCAGCAGGGTCAAGACCAACAACGACCCTACCGGAGACAGCTACCCAAGTACCAATACCTAGTAGTGTTGCAGGGTTAGTCCCGTTAGAATAGTTAACATACTGAGAACCAACTGGGTAAACTGAGTTAAGGAACCCAGTTAAAACACTAGATGCTAGTTTAGCAGTAGTGATAGTACCGTCATCAACAGCACCTTTTAATTCAAATACAGTTGTAGCGTTCTTACTGTATATTTTTTTGTCCAACAAGTTAATAGCTAATTCGCCTTCAACTAGCTGTGCTGCTTCAGGAACGGCTCCTGCTGTAGTACTTCTTTTAAGTTGTACGCCTTTAAATTCAGACATAATATTCCTTTAAGCTGCGTGGTATTCTGCTTCTGTGAGGATACCTGATTTATATTTATTTTCTGGACGGAAGATAGTGAGTTCTTGTTGACGCATTTCAGGTGCAAAGCTGATGTGCATCCAACGACCAAACTCGTGAATCATCTGGTCAAACTTAATGCCAGCTTTCTTTACTTCTTGGCATAGTTGGATAGGGGTTAGCTTAGAGCTAGATACGTCAATAGCCCAACCATCCATATGTGAGGATACCTTAGAGCCACCTACAGCTACGTTAACATCAGGTAAACGTAACCATGAGTTAATGTTTAGTGGACCAGTAACAGCACGGAGTTGTTCTAGCTTTTGAGCAGCCATCTTCATGTTCTCTAGTTGTAGAGTAGACGGTTGGTTAGGGATACCCATACGAATAGCCGTGTCAGAGTGAGTGGCTTCGTCTAGGGTGAAGTGTTCAGAGAGGTTCATTTAACATTCCTTACTTGATTATAACGATCAATACAGAGATTCAAATCCCTTATTGCTTCGTCTCCGTCTGTTGTGATGGTGATAAGAGCTTGACTAGTCTGTCTGTCAAGTTCGGCTCTCGCTTCTGTAGTTCCAGAGGCGGGATTTGATATGGAACTGGGGATTGACAACCGGAGAGTGCCAGCATCAAGATCAGCCCTAAGCTTAGTGATTTTAATTTGTGCATCTTGTTTTTCCTTAGTATACTTTGCGTTAGTCTGGGCAGCTTCTTCTACCATTACTGCGTTGAGTCTACCTATCTCGGCTTGTTGCTCAACGTATGCTTGATGGTGGCCCCAACCAAATGAGGCACCCATAGCAATAATAATACCAAGAATAACCGAAGGGTTAAACAGGCTTAACATCTTCCTCTTTCTTCTCTGCCTTATTCATTGCAGAGATACCGAGGATAGCAGCAAAGGCAATATGCACAAAGCCACCATTAGTTAGTGTCAATGGAACCCACTGACGGAAGGCATCGTTAGCTGCCTGTACTTCCCAGAACTGTACAATAGTGTACATAATAGGGAAGATAATAAAGTCAGCAATGTTAATTGCCATGTAAGTAAGACCCATTAAATAGGTCCACTTCTTTTTCATAATCTCGTCCATGATTATCTCCTACACGCATCTACTGCGTCTTTAACGATTATATAAAGGTATAACTCAAAGGGTAATATAATAAAGAATAATAGCGTGAGTAATACGAGGAAGCTTATATATGCGGTTTCGCTAGATGAATTGTTAATAACAGCCCCCATACTTCTAAAATAATTACTGCCATGACAACTACCCAAGAAATTCTACTGTGAAACTTATTTATAAGTCGCTGCTTTCTTTGGTATGCCTCTTTCTTTTTTCTCATATTACGAAGATGAGTTGCTTCTTGTTTTTCTTGTACAATACCAAACATATTAACTACGTCTGTGTATAATGCGCCTAGCTCGGGAGGACTCTGGTAAACCATTATCTCACGAATTTCTTTTTGTAGCTTTTCCATTTCTTTGAGAGCTACTACATGATCAAGAGATATATCGAGTAGATCATCAGGATTTATTTCGGTATTATCAATACGCTCCTGTTGTTCTGCTATCTTCTTTTTCATAGCGATCATAGCCTTAAAGAATATCTTGAGGTTCTTAATGAGTTCATTCTTAACAGACTGCTCATCAAACTCTTCATACTCTTTTGTAGGCTTAGTTATTTTCTTAATTTCCTCTACAGCTTTAGGAGCAACTACTTTAGGAGGTGGTTCATCAGCAAAGAACTTTGATTTGAAAAAGCCCCAGATACCTGTACTGACGTTTGTTACTTCAGTAGCGATACCTTTGACTTCATCAAATGTTTTCTTTGCTTTAAGAACTGTTCCTTTGTATTCCTTATACATCTCGCACCCTTGCTGGATTGCTTCAACTGCTTTGATTGCTCCTGCAAGAAGTATGAGTGGCATTATGGAGCCTTAAATTCTCTGTAGAGCTGAAGGGCTTTATGGCCGATCATCAACACAGTGTATATGAGAGTAGCCCATAGGACTAACTCTGATACCTGATAGCCAGCTACTGTTGCTAAGGATATAGTCACTGGAGGGGTGGCTTTAGTAATCATTGCTACCCCCGTTTCTGTTGTTAAATTATGGTCATTCACGGGTTTTTACTTTCAAGTTGATGTTAAGCTGATACAACAGGAATTGGAAATGGTTTTCTGGTGTTAGCTGGTATGCCATTCACCATGCCGAAAATATCTTTGCGGTCTTCACGTTGATTGCCATCAATGTAGACAGGAACAAAACCAGTCATCACTTCAAAGGCAGCAGCAAAGTACACAATGTTGTCAGAGAAAGAATTTTTGCATGAAGCTTCAAACAAGTCACCTTCAAGGAACATGCAAGAGCCAGCACACAAATGGACTACTGGGCATGATAAACATTCGCTTCGTTTTGCTAAGTGAGTTGCCGTATCTAACCTAATGTTTTCGAAGTCATCAACATGTCCAATCTTGTGGCTATTACCATTAGGAGCTATTGCGGATGCTGATGTGTTTTGACAAGTAATTACGTTACCATTAAGGTCAACAGCAATATTACTTGGGTCGTCCATCCCACACTTTTGTGAGATAGATGTGATTGTCTTTTGATAGCGAACAGTATCAATAAACCCTTGAATTTTCATTACAGGAATACTGAATTTAGAGCCTTTACCAACACGCATTTCGGTTAAGGAATTGAGTCTGAATTTAATTTCATCAGACAAACTCTTAAGAGAGTTGCCAAGCCCACCTTCATCATAAGCATCAATGAACTCACCTTGACCAAGCGGAACATCTTCGTCTCCAGTAAACCGCTTAAAATATTCGTAAGCAGCATCACGAGACTGATTACCAGCATGAATCATTGTGTTAAAACTAAATCTACCTTTTGGCTTCAATCGGGCATATAAGTCGAGAACAGCATTACGTGAACCCTCATCTGTTAACGGGTCTGGTCCTCGGAATGACTGACCTCCAGCATCATGGGAAATAGAAACAGTAAATTCGTTTTCATCAAGCCATGCGTTCTTTTCTGAATCTAGTAAAGAGCCATTTGTGATAACAGAAAATCTGATGTTTGGATATTTAGCCTTAATCTTTTCAGCTAATGGTTTTAATGTCTTCCAATACACAAAAGGCTCACCACCCCAAAACTCAACAGACACACCACCGCCAATTCCATCATCACCACCATCAAACCAGTTTGGTAGAGATACCATGAAAGCATCTACATCGTGTGGGTTAGTTTCAACTGAACGTTCAACAAACCTTTGGCTACAGTAGCTACATTCATAGTTGCAGCTTAAGCCAAGAGAAATCTTTAGCCTCTTAATTTGATTTGACTTTTTGAGTGGAGACTCCTTGTCAAAAATTACGGCATCAGTAAACGTGCGACCAGAGGTGGATAAAACAGGAGTTCCATCTTCGTGAAGGAGTGCGCTGTCATCTGTTCGGTATAGAAATTTTGCAATCTGACCCGACTCTGGGTGTTTTGATGTGATGTTGAATGTTGCCATTTAATGTGGTGTCCTTTTTATTTTGATGTTACACACTACCTGAACCATTGGCTCATCCCCTTTATATGGGCATTGGTAGTGGGGAATATGTGATCTATACATTACAACAAGGCCGTCTCTTGGTAGTAGGGGGTACTCACTGGGCCTTTCTTCTTTGAATCTAAATGATCCAGAAGGTTGCGCAGGATTTACCAAAACAAAAGATGCGTTGCCAAATTTATTGACTGGCTGCTCTTGGTTTTCTTGTGGTGCTTTTACAAAGTACTGTAATGTTAAGTCGCCTTCATCAGAATCGACATGCGTTTTAATAAATTGACGATCAAACGAAACAATTTCGTGCCCATCAATTTCAAAATTATCGCCAATGTCATAGTGAAAACGCGCAATAGATACTAGTATGTTTTTGAGTTCTTGAATTGGTGGCTCATTCATCTCAAAAATATTATGAGGTATGCGCTCATAGTGCTCACTTCCAGTTGATGTGTTGTTAAAAACATCAAGCAATAATGGCAACAAAGACGCATTAAGAACGTCTCTGTTGTCAATATCAATTACTACAACAGAAGGCCATAGGGTTACTGCACTGTGATCTTGCATTCGCTGACACCTGAATAATATTTGAAGCCAGCTTTAATTTTGAACTGATCGCTAGGCATCATGTTAGCTAAAGAGATGCGAGCAATACCTTTTCCATTCACAGCACGAACCCTTGCCATAAGCAAGTTTCCACCAGTAACTTCAAGATACACATCGCAGACACCAAGGTGCTGTTCACCGCTTGAATCAAGTACAGTAAATGGCACTTCAACAATTGTCTCTGCAATACCAACTACCTCAAGATTGTCAAATGTAATAGATGGAGACATGATTTCTCGTAGAGAACCAAGACCACCTACAGAATCTACTGGATGCTCAACAGCCGTTCCATTGATGATTTCAAAGAATTGAGGGTCTGGGTTTACGTGAATACCAAGCACCCAATTGTTAATCTCAGAGTCTTTAAAAGGAACAATCAAACATGCTGTTGTGCTAAATCCGTTTTGCATTGAAAGTTGACGACCAGTCAATCGTCCCGGCTGCGTTGCTTGCCAAAAGTTGAACATTGGAGCAAGGAGCTGCCCTGACGGAAAGCAATAAGCAGCACGATCAGATAGATCTTCGCGAGTCAGAATGTCAGCAAACTTTACATCATACCTCATTCGGTCATCAAACTCCGTAGCCACTAATTCGCCTGTGGTATTTCCATCGGCATCAACTAGATTTACACCGAACTCATCTGTTTTAAGAACTAGGTTTGCTTGTTCAATTATGAAACCATCTTGATTGATAGTTAATTTTACTTTGACTTTTTGACGCGCAACTGGCGAATAAAAAATTTTCATTTTGTTTCCTTTTAACAGCAATTACAGTTGCAAGCGCAATTGCAGTTATATGCGTAATATCCAATGCGAATTGAGTTTGCTGAATCTTTGTAAACTGTTGTAGTTCTAAGGTCTCCACCTCCTGCAACTATTGGTATAGAGCTTGCTACCGTAGCAGCAGTAACTGCGGCAATATCATTCGAGAATGAGCTTAGCGCGGTTGGTCTTCCGGTTACACTAGTCCAAGCAACAGAACCTGAAGCTACCGCATTTGTACTGACAGAAGTTACACGCCCTTTAGCATCTACTGTAATTGATGGGATTGCAGATGAGCTTCCATAACTACCAGCAGTGACACCTGAGTTTTCTAGTTTTGCACTAGTTACGTTTGCATCAGCGATCTTAGCAGTAGTAATCGCTAAGTTAGCAATGTCACCAGTAGCAATTGTTAAATCAGCAATCTTAGAAGATGTAATTGCGCTATCTGCAATCTTTCCTGATGTAATAGCGTTATCTACAATCTTAGATGTTGTGACGTTTGCATCGGTGATTTTTGTTGTTGTAACAGAACCGTCTGCAATACTAGAGGCAACGTCAATAGCCCCAGTATTCCCTACGATAAGTTTTGATAAGTTTCTAGCTTTTCCCATTATTAATTCTCCAATGCTTCAATGCGTGCTGTGAGTGTTGTTAACGCAGCTTGCTGTTTGTTGATTAAGACTTGTTGCTCTTGGATGGCTGCGGTGAGAGTTGCAACTAAGAAGCTGGTGTCGATGCCTTGGTATACAGGGCGGGTTTGTTCATTACCTTCCGCATCAGTATAAGTTTCAACAGCGTCTTTTTCACCTGTTACACATTCAGAAATAACCTCTTGTAGTTCATGCGCGATAAAGCCTTGACCATTAGAGCCGTCTGCTTTCCACGTATAGGTTACAGGCTTTAGAGCTGCTACTTTTTCCAACGCTCTAGTCATCGGTTGGATGTCTTCTTTCAAACGATAATCAGAAGATGTGTTGTATGCGGTTGTGCTTGTACCGTTTGTGGTAATTGTTCCAACTTGAGTAGCGCCTACGTTGGCACGAAATGAAATAAAACGATACCCGTTAACAACACTTGCATTTACGTTAGCAATTTGAATTTGAGGACCGTCATTTGTTGAGGCAATACTGCTCACAAAATTAGCACCACCTGTGCCAATATAAGTTCCTACGGTAGCTCCATCCGTTGTTGATTTCCCCACCAGCAAGTTACCGCTGGAGTCGATACGGGCTTTCTCAGAGCCACCCATGCTGAATGTAAGTGGTGTGTTATCGACTGAATTTAAACGGCATGATGTTGAATCAGCACCAATGGTAAGACGATACCCACCGCTACCTGTTGAGTCTCGAAGTTGTAAATAACCGCCAGTTACATCCAAGCGTTGTTGTGGGGAACCCGTACCAATACCTAAGTTGCCGCCGTAGGGCTGCAATGCCATATCTGAAGCAACAGACCCCGCTGCACTCATTTGAATATACGGGAAATCACTTGGCCCAGAGCCAAAAGCTAATGAAAAACCTGAACTTGACTTAGGAACAAGAGTAAAGGCAGCTGCTGAATATGCAGTCGCCAAACTTGAGGCATTTGTCGTGCCGCCTGTTATCTGCAGTCTGCCATTAGGCGAAGCAGTACCAATACCCACGTTACCTGACGCATCTTTGTAGAACTGGCCTGAGCCTAAATTCACAACGCCAGTACCGCCAGTTAATGTACCTGTATAGCTAGGGTTTACTTTCGGTAAAAATTGAGCATCAGCAGCCGTGACACTGTAAGTATCAGCAATTACAAAACTGCCAAACGCATAGACAACTAATTCATCATTTAAACTAGCAGCAGAAGTTAAAGTAATTGATGTTCCATTTGTAGCAGTAAAATCATCACCGGGACGAAGGGCTACCCCGTTTAACGAGATCATTAGCGCTGACGTAGTATAAGATAACGAAACTCCATTGACATCATTACCACTAAATACTGTTTGACCAGCTGTTGCTACAAATTCAAATGTAGCAAGCGTTGCTACCGAAGCGCTTGATGCTGCCAACCAACCGCTAGCAGTATAAACAAACATCTTACCTTCGGTAGTGTCAAAGTACAAAGCACCGACAATTAAAGCGTTACCATCGTTATCTACAGAGGGAGCAGATGCTTTAGCCCCAAGATAACGATCATCAAAGTTATCTAACAAAGCAGCAGCACTAGCAGCACTAGAAGCAGCTGAAACAGCAGATGTAGCAGCTCCAGAGGCAGACGATGCAGCAGCAGTGGCCGAAACATCTGCTTCACTTGCCTTAGTTGTTGCTGTACTTGCAGATGCACTTGCTGACGAAGCAGATGAAGCTGCGTTAGTAGCCTGTGTGGTAGCTGTAGAAGCTGAAGTAGAAGCACTAGAAGCAGAAGAAGCTGCATCCGTTGCAGATGTACTAGCTTCACTTGCCTTAGTTGTTGCTGTAGAAGCTGAAGAGCTGGCTGATGATGCGCTTGCTGCAGCATTACTTGCACTAGTAGCTGCTTCACTTGCTTTGGTTGTTGCTGTGCTTGCCGAAGTAGAAGCGTTTGAAGCACTTGCTGCTGCGTTAGTAGCCTGTGTGGTAGCAATACCTGCCTGAGTGGTAGCTGTGGAAGCACTAGACGAAGCGTTAGTTGCTTGAGTAGTTGCTGTGTTAGCTGCAGCATTTGCGTCAGTTGCTGAGGATGCTGCCGCTGATGCTGCGTCAAGAGCACTTAGCTCAGAAGTTCTTGCGCCTGATGCTGACAGAGCAGCCGCATTTTTATAATCTAAAGCAGATGCAGCAGATGATGATGCGGATGTTGCACTAGTTGTTGCATTAGTGGCCTGTGTGGTAGCAACACCTGCTTGGGTAGTAGCAACACCTGCTTGGGTAGTTGCAGTAGAAGCGCTAGCTGCAGCATTAGTTTCAGAAGTGCCAGCGTTATCCTCAGAGGTTGAAGCAGCCGTTGCACTGTTTGCAGCGTTAATGGCCTGAGTTGTTGCAATAACCGCTTGTTCAGTTACAGCAGATAATGCAGCAGATGCGGCGGTAGCTGAAGCACTTGCATTTGTAGCTGAAGTAAATGCGGAAGCGGCACTTGCAGCTACAACAGTTTCTGCGTTGAGAGCTACAGTTGCACTTGCAGCAGCAGCATTTTTGGAAGCTAACGCTTGAGCCGCGCTAAGAGCTGCAGCAGCAGCATCTTCAGCCGCTAGTTTTGGATACACATTTGAGTTTGTAGTATCTAGGTTGTCGTATTCACCGCCAGCGGAAATACTACCTGTCATTCCAGGTACTTGTTCGTAACCCATAGTATCTCCTTAGATTAATCCGTTAGTGTTAAAATTAACTTGAACATTACCACCAGAAGCCCTACGCCACTTTTCTTCTTTGTTCATTGAGAGTAGTGTTTCGTTAAAGCGTTTCTCGTATCGTTGTTCCATTGTAGTGTCAAATAGGTATGCACCTAAGTTATATAGACCACCCCATACAACCAAGCGTTCATTATTATCTCTTAACCAATTAGAGACTTCTTTACCCTCGTACATTTTAGTTGTAACAGTAGGGTTATATAAAGCAGCTTCTTCGTAAGTACTGAAACATTTCAACACAGAGTCTGCTGTAGAGAAATACAAGTTGGTTCCACCGGAAGAAACAAGAGCTACATAAGGTTGTTCAGCATCTGATAGGCCAACAAGGTAATTAATAGGCGCAACGCTATACAAAGCGTTTAATGCAGGGAGTCTGCGGTAGTAGTGAATTTCTACAGTAGCGCCTACAGCTAGCTGCGGATGAATAAAGATCTTACCGTCCTGCCACATCCAATTGTACACAGAATACTTTTCACTGTACAAATCAAAGAAGGTGCGTTTATCTGTAACTTCGTTAAATACTTTACTAACATTAGAAGGAAAGGTTGAGTATGAAGTACCTGCGTTTTCTTGAGCTAATGTTCTAATATAAATAAACTGAGTTAAGTCTTCTGGCATAGCAAATGATGTGTATGCGTTTCCATAAGGAAGACCTAAACTATTCTCTCCTAGATTATCAGCTTCTGAAATTGTGTATTTTACAGTTGCTTCTAATGGAGGAATTCTTAATTGTCTGTATGACTCATCAGCAGAATAAGATAGGCAATCCTGAATGACGCTGTCGGGAATAGTTTGTACTTCGGGTTTATTTGACCAGTCTCTTACTTTCGCAACTAGTGCGTCAAATTTAGGTGTTGCCATATGTTATTCTCCTTATAAGGCTCTTACGTTACTTGTCTTGAGCGCGGGATATTCCGTGTCAATTAGTTTCTTTAATTTACGTAGGTTAAGAGGGTCATGCATAAAGTCCGGTGCATGAATGTCTAAACCATATTTAGTTAACATATCAATAGCTACAATATCGGGAATGATAGCGAATGAGCGATATGTTCTTCCGTTAGATGCAAATGAATCGCGCTCACGGGAAAGGGCAGCATAGTCTTTGTATGCTTGAACGTTCTGTTCTAGTTTAAAATCCTTTTCATCAGCCTTAACTGTGAAACTATTTTTATTATCGTCTTGTGATAGAAACCCCATTGTGTCCTCGTTTGTTTAGTTAGATAGAGCTGCGCTGAATGCACCATCAATAGTGAAACAACCATACTCGTATTTAGCGGTAGATACGTCAGTAACAACTACTAAAGCACCTGCAGTGGCATTAGCACCGTCATAGTACTTAACACCAGTAATTAATCCACGGATAACCGTAGAGGCAGCATAGTCAGAAGCAGTAGTGCCTGTATCTGCAGCAACAGAAATCTGTGCCACATAATTATCAGGGATGTACTTTTTAGTACCGTCAGAAGCGGTAATTCTTAGAAATTCCATTTTGATCCTTATTCGGGTACTGTGTAATTAGTATTGTCTACTAACACTGTTTGAGCATTTTCAATAGCGTTGTTAATAGCGCTATCTAATCCTTCACCACCATAGGTTTGAATTGCAACAATTACGTTAACAAGAGCAACAGCTAGTTGGTCAGCTGATTGAGCAATAAGCTCGGGTGTGTTTTGGTCTACGTTATACATAGTTTTCCTTTGAAATAAAAAGGGAAAGGATTTCTCCCCTCCCTTTTAATTAGCTATTAAGCACCTGACAAACCGAAGATCAAGCCAGCGCCTTTTGGATTACGGCACTCCAAGGTACCCTCTTCAACGATCTGACCGATGATAGAGTCACCAAGCTGACCGAGGTCAACTTCTTGTAGAGGACGCAATGAAGCGTAGCTGAACCACATTGGGTCATATAGGAACGCGCTGAAGTTAGCAGCTTGGTCCAAACCAGAAACACCAGTGTTGGAGATACCCATCACGTAGTTAGGTACAACCATGATGTCACCGAAGTCAGACATGTAGATCTCGACTGATTGACGGAGTTTACCGTCAGCATCGATGTTACGGCGAACGTTACCGTCACCAGCGTTGCTTGAGCTAGAACCAGCAGACTGAGCCTTAGCTGAGAATACACGGCGGTTAGCTGGAGACAACATCAACTTAGTGGCCTTACCACCGTTTTCGTAGATAGCTTGCATTACGGTGTCAACGTGTGACAACTGTAAGCTGTTCTTATCAGCAGAAGTAACAGTAGTGAAAGTACCGGCTTGACCGCCACCCATGTTGGTAGGAGCAGTGTACTCAGCGCCAGTAGTCAACACGTTTAGTGCTGTAGCTGGAGTAGTTGTAGCTGCAGTGTAGTTAACCCAAGCTTGGTAGCCACCGAATTTACGGGTGCCAGAACCGTTTGAGCTGTTCCATGAGTTGACCAAGTCGAACTCAACGTCACGGCGCAATTCGGTACCACGCTTCTTGAGCTGGTATGCGTATTCGTCAGCAACACCTGCTTGATCGACAGCACGCTTAGTACCAGTTACGGTAACAGTCTTGCTGTTGATCTGAGTGTAGTTACCCAAACGAGTACGGAATGGTTCTGCACCTTGAGCAGAGTTCTGAGTAGCGTATGATACGCCTTCAGCAACAGCAGCAGAAGTAGGAGCAGCCAATTCGTCAGTTTGCCATTCGTGGAAAACTGCAGTAGCCTTAGTCTTGCCGATTGAAGACAAGAAAGGGGTTTCGTCACGGCTAATCATAGAGATGAAGTTAGCCAAGTCTTCGCGTTCACCTGCGTTGACTGCGTTACCTGTAGCTGATGCGCTACGTGCGGCGGCTTTTGGACCGCCAGTTGCAAAGTTAGTACCTGCCATTTTATTAATTCCTTAAAGTGAAATTTGGTTTTATAATTTTTTGCTCACAGAAGAAATACGTTTTAGAAAATCTAATTCGTCTTGTTTTGATCCTTGACCGGAAAGAACCTTAGAACGGTTTTCAGTAGTAGCTTGTTGCGCTTTCTTTGCTGCAGGTAATCCATTTTTCGTGGGTACCGACTTAACAGAGGGAGCTGCCTTACGCTTTACTTCACCAGTTTCTTTGGCTGTCTTGAGTTTACGATAGTCGTTAATAAACTTTACTACGTTAACATCATAAATTACATCTAAGAGTTGTTCAGGGATGCCTTCTTTAATAGCAAACTCACGGATTGAACCAGCAACTTTATCTGAATAATCGGGGATTACTTTCGTAATATTATCCTCGTACGCTTTCAGTAACGCTTGTTGTTGTTCAGCCTGTTGTGCTTTTAGTTGTTCAGCAACCTTACCTGCACTAGCCTCACGTTTATTACGTGCTGCCCAGTACTTCTCTTGTACTTCTTCTAGCTTTTCTTTTAACTCTCGTGCTGTGTAAGTATCACCTTCTTCTCGGGCTTTATCGATATCACCTTTGATCTTGTGGTACTCACCAGACAACTTAGTTTCAGTAGCAGTTAACTCTTCGTTAATCACTGTAGCTAGTGTCATTACTTCCTGTAACTTTTCATTTCTTTCAGTCTCGATCTGCTTCTTCAGCTCGCCGAGTTCGCGCCCTTTTTGAGATAGATGCTTATCAGTAGAGTAACCCTTACGGATTTCTTCTAGGGATACATACTCAGTCTTACCGTCAACAGTGACGGGTACTTGGTATTCCCAATCAATATCTTCTTCAGTTGGTAGCTCTGCATTTTGGGTAGACGTATCATCCTCAGCAGCATTCTCTTCTTCGGAATCAGTTGATTCTTTATTTTCATCTAGGTCATTTTCAGCTTCCGAGTCGTTCTCTTGGGCTTGTTCTTCTTCCGACTCTTCATCTGGATTTGGGACGCTCTCGTCTTCTTCTGGTAGAGATTCCAAGCCGAGCATTTTTGCTGCCGGGCTATTACGTAGAATGTCATCAAGACTTTTTGCTTCCAAATCTGCACTTACACTTCCGTCATCAAAACTCGCGCTGCTCACTTCTGATGCAGGGGTGTTGGTAGAGAGATGTGATAAATTCATATGTTATTTCCTTGTGTCCGTTTTATTGTGCTGCTTTTTCAGCGGCTTTAGCTGCCTTAGCAGCCTTCATTTTTTCAGCAAAGTTTTCCTTTGGCTGATCTTGTGTACCCGTGATGCGATCGATTGCTTCGATAGCACCCTGCAGATTAACAAGAATAGGGGCGAAACGTTGGGATAGACCCACACCACCACTCTCACCTGCGCGAACGAGTTCACCTAATACTTCGTCTCGTGAACGAACTAGAACTTCTCTTGCTTTAACGTATTTACTCATTGTTTTCTTTGCCCTCTTCTTTGGCTTCTTGTTTTAACTTGTTAATGTATTTGATGTTGTTACCAAGCATCTCGATACCTACAAGCTTTTCTTTAACGCTCCCTAGTGCCATAGCTGTATGGAATAGGAACTCACGCTCTTTAACAGCATGAGGCTCAGTCTTTAACCAAGTAACAAAGAGGTCTGCTAAGATCTCCGAGTAAGCTTCGCCAAAGAATTGTTCTCGTTCTCGTACTGCAAACTCTGCTTTACCTAATGCGACTTGAGCGTCACGGAAGGGTTCAACAATATATTCGCCAGTATCATGGTTCATTTTCGGCTTCGTTCTCTTCTGGAAAGCCTCTTTATATTTGTCCATTAATTTTAAGTGTTAGGTGAACTCCCTCTTTCGAGGAAGCTCGGGGGTTTACATTTGCGGTTGCTCACCTGCAGCGGCTGGTCCATTTACTTGAGGCATTGCTTGACCACCTTGTGGGCGGGAAGCATCACCGGACATATCGCCACGGATAAAGCCTTGGGCCATAGCCAAAAGCTCTTTAATATCAGGTTGCTTAGGTGGTTCAACACCCTCTTTAGCAGCCATAATATAGAGTTTGCCCCACTCTTGGTAGGACTTGTCCATTGCAACCATAAGTTGTTTTGTGTTATCTTGAAGAGCGTTCTTAGCTTGTACATTAGTAAGATCGACCGTAGCCTGTCTTTGTGCTAAGTCCAATTGCTTGGCTTGTTCTTCAAGTTGCTTTTGTTTCTCAGAAGCTTGTTGTTCAGCTTGTCGAGACTTAAGAGCGTTATCTTTAAACTTAGGATCTGTATAATCTACTAGATAGTCTAGTGGATCTAAGTCCATAGCTTCAAGGGTTTTGCAAGCAATTCGTACAGCGGCTTCAGGATTAACCGCACCACCCGCACCTGCTTGTTGCAACGCTGGAATCAACTGCTGACCAACCATAGTCATCTTTTTAACTGTACTATGGTTAGAGTTATCACCTACGTCCACATCAATGTATAACAAGAGGTTGGAGGGTAATGTACCTGGATCCACATTCTTGAAGATATCATTCTGATCGTAGTAGTGCATGGTCTTACCACGCATCTTATCACGGAGAGTTTTATACACACCCTCAGTTAATCGTTTAAAGCCTGTTTCAGCAAATCTACGAGCCATATACTGGATACGTACTTGTGCTGCAGACATAGCTTTCTGCATCTTTTCTTCACTGTTACCTGATACGTATAATGTATCATTCAAACCTTGAGCAGCCTTAGACAAACCAGTAGCTTGTTCTTTGTGTAGCTGTAACATCTCTAATAGAGGTACAGTACCAGAGCTAATAGCGTCAGGAGTCAATGCAGCAACAGCACCATTAGGATTACCGTTAGTAGCAATGATCTGTTTAGGCTTCATGTTCTGAAGAGCGCTAAAGTCAACTACGTTAGGGTCAGCTAGCTTAGGTGAGTAGTTTGTCAAGTACACGTTCTCTACGAAACCGCGCATGATAGCGGTAGTAGCTAGTGTAGATGGACGAATCATGTCAGCAACAGACAAGCCGAAGAACTCGTGAGGTACCTCGAAAGGGCAAAGAGTTGCTAAGGGTACTGAGTCACAGTCTTCTTCTAACAGAATAACTGAACCTGCAATAATGAAGTGTTTAAGTTCTGCAATACCGTCACCATCACGGTCAACACGTAGCCAGCACTCAATAACAGTAATCTGTCGGTTAGCTTCTGAAGGGAATAGTTCGCGGGAGTTACCACCCAACCAGTATTCTTCACCTACCAGACGCTTGCGAGCTGACTGTTCTTCTGTGTATTTGGTAGCCCAGTCATATGAACCGTCACCGATGACATCCCAGTTAATATCTTCTGCGATATCAGGGAAGTACTTACGAATCTCAGAACGAGTCATGTCGATCTGGATACCTACGAAACCTGCATCATCTAAGTTGTGCGCATCACGAGTGATACGGAAACATTCTGGATGTACGTTCTTAATGTTAATTCGAGTCTTGTTCTTCTTACGGCGTAAGCGAACATTCTCATAAATTGTCTTGTAGAATGAGTTACCTTCTGCGTCAGTATCAAGCTCTTGCTTGTACTTGAGTTGACCCATTACTTCTACTTCAGCATCAGCTAACAAGAGGTCTAGGTTAGATTGTTCAATCTCATCATACTCTTCAAAGTTATAGTCGAAGTCTTCAATGAACTCCCAACGAACAATACTGTTCTTCCATAACAAAGCTGATTTAACCCATGTATTAAGGATTTCCCACCCGTTATTCTGCTTAAAGATAGCATAGTTAACTAGGTCAGAAGCTGCTTTAGCTTCATGAAAGTCTTTAGGTGAAGTACCAGCAGGGATAAACCGAGCTAGTCTGTTATTATTAAACATCAACTCAGCTAAGATAGCTGTGTAACCTTCAATAGCTTCCACGGTATCAGATGAAACAATCTGAGACACGCCCTGTGGAGTCAAGTGGAACTGAGGCATCATACCGTATTCGTACGTAGCCTTCTGACGTTCACGAGCTAAGTCGGAACTATTTAAGAAGTCACCAACAGAGTTAGTAATACCCTGTTCAATCATAGCTAAGAGTTCGTCATCTCCTACTACTTCCTTATATCTATCCGCTTTAAAGCGATTGATATTTTGTTTGTCTGTCATTGTAAACCTTTCTGGGTTCAATCATTCAATCAAGGTCACAATGACCAATATTAGTTGCTACTACTATCATCCCTGCCATGAGTAGCCAACGGATAGGACACAAGGGATATTCTTTTAATCCTAGGCCGCTAAGGGCAACCTCTTATCGCCCACGGATAGGTAAGGTTCTTTCAGAACGTTCACCTACCTTTTCCTTGGGGTTCATTAATTTACCCTGTGGAGTTGGTTTAACAAAAGCTTGCATCTGCTTTTTCTGTTCACCAGTTAATTTTAAATCAATAGCCATTATATTCTAGGTATCTTTTCAGCGTACCCGCCTCCTTCTATAACCATTTTGTTTCTACCTCTTGGAAGGATCCAATCTTTTGTGTAAAAGATACCTTGTTAGTCGTTAGCCTATCTCCGTGAGTCCGGATTACTTCGAGCGCGATCGCAAGAGCAATAACAGTATCGTCATTATGACCGACAATAGCGTTAGTCCGTCCATTATCGTCAGCAACATAATTCATCAACTCCCCGATAACTATACGGGAAGGAATCCATATATCTTCTTGCTCAATAGCATTCTTCAAGAATCCAATAATAGCAGGTTTAGATGCCATTGTGGTTCTCCACCCAATACGGGTTCCTTCTTCTTTACTCACGTTAGCCATCTTCGTTTGATAATACATGTTGACATAACCCATTTGAGTTAGTCTATTCAGGGTAGCAATACCCATACTGTTTGACTCTACTGCAAGGAGAGCATTGTTGTAATACCTACCGAGATAAAATAGCAGATCACCAAACTGAGAAGGGTCAATAGTATTATTTCTATATACAGCACAGACCTCCCTTTGAGCATTCATTACCACCGCCGTAGAAAAGTCTTTACCGACCCCGAGACTAACGTCAGCGCCAATAGCAAAAGAATCTTCAAAAGTAGGATACTTAAATATTTCAATCGATCCATTCTTCACATTCTCCATCATCTGAGACTCAAAATTGAAGTCCATCTGAGACAGAATAGGTTGTGGAACAAGAGCACTAAGCTTCTCTACGTTGAACACATTACTACCGGAAACAATAAACGCTTCTTCAGGGTTACTAGGGTACTCTTGTCGGAACTTATCCAACCCACCCTCAGCTACCTTTAATCTTCTCCAATATAACTGATCATCATCTAAGTTATATCTTGTTACTAATATTTCTTCTTCTGCAGTTCTCTCAAACCCTTCAGGAGCTTTCCTACGGTACTCTGACATGAGATACCAAGGTACGAAAATAGGGATATACTCGTTGGTACCTTCTACGGCACCCTTCCATAACCTATGAAAAGAATTACCTACACCGTTAGCTGTACTCTCAAGAATAACTTCGGTACCATCTGCCTGTGAGATACCCTGAAAGAGTCCCGCCAAAATTTTTTCATCATGGAGCCAGAAAGCTACCTCTGAAAGATGTGCAATAGTAGGCGTAATACCCCTACCCGCTTCAGGAGATCCTGCGGTATACAGTCTATAGCCACTATCATTATGTTCAAACATAATCTCTTTGGCGTTAGACTTCTTCATCTCTGGTTGGAACTCTTCAGACATATGCTGAATGACGTTCTTACTCATCGTAAACAAAGCATCAGATGTGGCACTATCATGCGCCATAACAACAGACTTGTTATACTTATTAAAATAACTTTTCCAGAATACTCGTGATGCGGTATACGTGGAGAGACCCATTTGTCGGGCCTTTAAAATGATAGCTCTTACTTTACCAGTTTCTCTCAACTGTTTTTCAATAGCATCATTTACAATATGTTGGGCTTCATTAAAGACAAAAGGTTGGAATCCTTCTCGGGAGTCCTTTGGGAGAATCCGGATTTGTTCCTTGGCGAATAACTCAAAGTTAGTACCATACTCTTTAATCTTTTCCCTGCGTTTAAGCTCACGAAGAGCTTCTAGTTTTTTGTGATTGCTCAATGTGTGTCCTATGAGAAGTGGATAGCGTTAGCTATTCGCTAACTCTAAAATAGTTTTCCTAATAGGAACCGACTAGTAATAATTCTGATAGTAATAATTATTATAATTTCCTGGGAGAAAATATACTATAATTTTTTAAGAGGGTGGGGTGGGTTTATTATAGAAATTCTGGGGGTAGGTTTCTGTGGAGGGAAGTCTGTGGGGAAAAGTCTTATGGGTAATATTTCTTTGTGTGTGAAAAAGAATCAAAGTTGTTTGGTTATCCCCTTCTCCTTCCTTCCGTGTCCCCCCTCGGCTCGTGGTGGTCGTCTCGGCTGGTGGTGTTGGGTCGTGTGGGTGCTCTTGCCCTGTCTGTCTCTCTTGGAGGTGTCCTGTGTCTGTTCTTTCTTCTTGGTCTTCGTCTGTTCCTGCTGGTCCTGTTGCCTCGTTGTCTGTTCGTGAGGCTGGTCGTGCTGCTGTTCGCCGTCTCTCGTCTCTCGTTGGCTCTTCCAACTCGTCTCCTGTCACCGTCCGTGCTGTTGTGCGTGGTGCTGACCGTGTGTCTGTTGTGTGCTCCGATGACCGCATCCGTGTGTGTCGTGTGTCGTTTGCTTCTAAGGCTCTCGGTTGTTCTCTGTCTGTTGACGCTGTGTTTGACAAGCTCTCTGCTCGTGTTGGTAAGCCTGTCATCTTCTACGCTGCTGACGGTTGGTCGCCTGACGCTTGGTTCGTTGGTTGTGTTGGTGAAGAGTTGTTGGGTGAATAAGAGTCCTGCCTGCAGCCTTGTTTGGCTGTGGAGAGCGCTCTTGCTCTGTTTTGAAAGGTTGTTATGTTGACAAGTGCTTGTGTTGATAAGGCTACTCGTTTGTTTGAGGAGCATGTGGTGTGTACTAACCAAGAGTACGATACGGTAGACTACTACCACGGTTTGGAGTTCTTCTTGCAGCAATGCAATGCGTTTGAGCACGGAGATGATGTTCCTCCAAACCCGTACATTGAAGTACCACTCTCGTTGGTAACTAATGCTTGTGCTTAAGAGTCCTGCCTGTTGGGAGCAATCCCAATGGAGAGCGCTCTTGCTCTGTTCGCTTCATTCTAAGGAGAATATATGAAGTACATCACTCACATCGCCATACTGTTTGTATGGTTCGCTGCAACACGCTATGCTATGGTCAATCTAGAACAGAATGGCTATGATCTAGGGTTAGTTGCTATCATCTTTATCTGTGGTGTAATGGCATGCTCACAAGCATTGTTGTTACTCACTGAAGCAGAGGATATCATATGCGAGTAAGCGATATGACTGAAGCCCAGAGGGAGTTCTACGAAGAACGAGCTGGCATACTAGAGTACGATGCTAACATGCCTCGTGCTATGGCTGAAGAGATTGCACTTGAACAAACAAAGGAGTTCTACAAATGTACTACGTATACTACAAACCAACAGGCAAACTAATCTATCAAACAATGGATGTCAGAGAGTTAAATCAATGGCTTCCTGAACTCGTAGATGTAGTTCGCTACTACTAATCACTGCTCTTCTCGGGCATACAACGGAGAGACCACTTGGGGTAGGTACCAAGCAATTCATTTAACCAAAAGGAAATCATCATGACTAAAGCTTTCACACCTGCATTCACATCAATCAAAAAGATCGATGTTATCTTCTCAACAAACAACCCATTGGGTGAAGATCGTCTCTCAGCACCTGTTAAGATCAAGGACTTAGAGTTCAATGACCTGACTCGTTCAATCGAAGCTACAGGCTCTGATGGTTACAAGCGTCAGTGCCGTATCGATCGTATCACTCACACTGAAACACTCAAGGCTCTCACTAAAGACCTCCAGAAAGCCTACGACAATGGTGATTTGGTTCGCTTTATTGCCGCTGGTGGTAACGATCCAAAAGTTTGGTTCTACAACATCGAGTCAGCTGAATAATTAACCGTCAACTAGGAGAAATACCATGACAAAATACCTCTTGCTCAATCCCCTCACACCAGAACAGTTCGGAATGGACTCATGGGAGGCTCTCTACGAATCTCTCGAAGAATTCTCATGCAACGCTCTCATGTCTGCTGACGTTGAGGGTCGTCCTATCGCCTTCGCATACGCTTCTACCAAGGCAGCACTCGAACAGATGTGTACTATCGTAGATCTCGATGGAACTATGGTCGAATACACGGCTACATATGACCAACTCGTCCGAATCTAAGAGGAAATACACGGAGGAAGAGCTGAAACAACGCTCTTCTTACAAATTTCGTAGGTTTAACACAAAACAGGAGAAGAAATCATGCGGTTAACTAAGCACCGAGGGACATTCAACCTAGAAATGTCCTCAGTGGACGTAAATAACCTAGCTTTGTTGCTAAGAGGGTACCAAGAGATCATCAAAATAACAAAATACCACCAAGAAGCGCCTAATCTGATGATTCTCCTACAAGAATTCATCGAAGAACTCACCAAATACCAGCGAGAGGCATACGCGTACGAC